GGCCTAGTCAGATTGCTAGGCAGTCACCGTTGTTGTCTATGTGGTCTACCGCTGGCGATGAGTCAAGCGCCGCCATGATTGCGTTTAGAGAACAGGCGATTAGTGAGATAGATACCGGCACAACTGGCAGTTTGTATTTCGCTGAATACAGCATGAAGCCTGGCAGTGACCCCCGACTAGAAAGCAATTGGGAAATGGCAAACCCAGCAATGGGGCAAACCGTGACAATTGAAGCGCTTAGGGCTGTCAGCAAAAAGGACAGTTTTCTGCGTGCCCACTTGAACATGTGGGTGTCTGCCCGTGGTGCGTGGCTTCAACCTGGCGTTTGGGACAAACAAAAAACTGACCAACCAATGCCACCAGGCGGCGTGTTGGCTGTTGACACCGACCTGACAGACGGGCGATATGTGGGCGTCAGATCATCAGTGCTTGAATCTAAAGCCCATGTTTGTGTCGAATTCATGGTGGACACCGAAGATCAAATGTGGCAAGAAATAGAACGGGTCATGGCAGACACGGCCACCAGTCTGGTCATTACGCCAGCCTTGCATTTGCATTTGCCAAAAAATTTGGAACGTCGAAGTAGCGTCATCGGTTACGGCGAACTACTCAAGTATTCGGGCCTTATCCAAAAAATGATTGTTGAAGGCAAAGTACGGCACCGTGGCGAACTCGCTTTGGCTGAACATGTCAACCGTGCAGTGCTAACCAAAACGGGCGGTGGCGTCGTTCTCAGTTCGCAAAAGTCCCCAGGCCCAATAGAGCTGTGCCGGTGCATGGCGTGGGCGATTGCCGAAAGTTCACGGCCAAAGGTTGTTGGCAAACCCATGTTTGCTGTGTCTAGGACACCGTGAACCGTTGCCACGCTAATGTTTGTTTAGTCCCTGTCCTGCGTCGGGCAGGGCAGGGACACCCCCGAAGGGTTTTAAAATGGGATTGTTTAGCAGTAACAAAATAAACAAAGCAGCGATTAGCCCACAGCCTGAACCGACTGTGCAAGCAGCTGCGGTTGGTGGCTCTTACTATTCTTCCCAAACTGCTAACCCTAATTTCATTGGCGATTTCTGGTCTTACCAGGCTGGCCTGTTGCGTAACCGTGCAATGAGTGTGGCCGCTATCAGTCGAAGCCGTGACCTGATGGCCTCAGTGCTAGCAAACATGGAACTGCAAATGTGCACCGAAATTTGGAACGGTCAAGAAATGGAAACCGTACCGCTGGCGCCACGTTCATGGCTAAAACAACTAGACCCCGAAATGCCAAACAACTTTCTATTTCCTTGGGTATTCGACGACCTTTTCTTTTATGGCCGTTGCTTCTTGTACATCACTAGCCGAACCAAAGACGGTTACATGGCGTCCGCCACCCGTCTACCCCAGGGGTCTATTACCACTGCCGACGCTGTTGGCCCGGTGTGGTTCGGTAAGTCAAAAGAGATCTATTTCAATGGTGGCGCTTTAGACCCTGCCGATGTTGTGCAGATCTACAGCCCAACTCAAGGCATGATCTTTATGTCAGAACAAACTATTAACACAGCTCTGAAGCTTGAGGACGCCAGGTATCGAAACGCTAGTAGCGCAATTCCTGCCGGTGTACTTAAGCAGACTGGTGGTGAACCGTTGTCAGCTCTTGAGTTGGCACAGTTGGCTGAAGCGTTTAACCAGGCACGTGCAACCAATCAGACAGCTGCACTAAACGAATTTTTGACATACACAGAAACCAACGCAACACCCGACAAAATGCTGTTGATTGACGCCGCCGAATATCAAAGTAAGCAGATCGCTAATTTGTGCAATGTACCCCCGTATCTATTGGGTATTTCAACAGGTAGTTACGCATACACAAATAGCGACAGCGCCAAGTCCGATCTTTGGACATTCGGCTTGTCAATGTACGCCAAGGCCATAACTTCAGCCCTCAGTCAGCAACTGCCCCGTGGCACCTATGTTAAATGGGACTATGAAGACTATCTAAAAACTGAAGGTGCCGAAATGTACCAACCAGAACAACAACCACAAGAAAACACACAAGAGGAACTAGCAACATGATTCGTTTTACATCAAACACATTTGCTGTCGAAGCTGCAGGCCCAGACGGTGAAGAACGCCGAACAATCACAGGCATTGCAGTGCCTTACAACACTTTTGCAACTGTCAGCGATGGCACCACCGTGCAATTCGCACCAGGCAGTTTGCCCGTTGAAGGCAAAGCACCACGCCTTTACATGTACCACGATTCAACCCAGCCCGTTGGTTTGGTTGCAGAACGAGTCGACAGCCCTGAAGCCATGTACTTCACAGCCAAAGTGTCAAACACACGTGCCGGTGACGAAGCCCTAGTGCTCGCAGCTGACGGTGTAATTGACAGCGTTTCAGTTGGTGTCAACCCCACAGAATTTAAGTACGACGACAACGGCAACATGACAATTTTGGCGGCTGACTGGGTAGAACTTTCCCTTGTCCCCACGCCTGCTTTTGCTGGTGCTACGATCAGTCAAGTAGCGGCGGAAGCGCCACAAGTCGAAACACCAAAGGAAGAACCCAAAATGGAAACCAGCCCCGCAGTTGTTGAAGAAACCGTAATCCCAACAGCACCAATTTTTGCTCAACCAAAGCGTAATTTCGGTATGCCAACCGCTGGCGAATACCTTGCCGCTTACCACATTGGTGGCGAAGTTTGGAATCGTGTCAACGCCGCAGCTGTTGAAGTGATGAAGTCACGCCAAACCGCATTGCAGGCCGCCGCTGGCGACTCAGTCACTACTGATTCTGCTGGATTGTTGAACGTCAACGTGCTCGGCCCTGTGTTTGAGGATCTGAACTACATCAGGCCTGTCGTTACAGCTGTTGGCGCCCGTGCCATGCCGGACGGTGGAAACCAAAAGACTTGGATTCGCCCGACTTGGACAACCCACACCGAAGTTGGCACGCAGGCTTCAGAACTTGGCGCCGTTACTGCACGCACCCCCGTGATTGCCTCGAACGTAATTTCTAAGACCACTTTGTCAGGCCAGGTGACCTTCTCGGTACAAGATATTGACTTTACGTCACCTGGTGCGCTTGAAATTGTGTTGCGTGACCTCGCTGGTCAATACATGATTCAGTCCGACGCTTTGCTGTGTGCCGCAATCCTTGCTGGTGACACCGCTTCAGGTTCAACTTGGACAGTTACCGCCAACGACCCAAGTTCACTAATTTCGGCTTTGTATGACGCCGCAACCGACATTTTGGCCGCCACCAACTTTTTGCCTGACCACATTTTTGTGTCACCAGATGTTTGGAAAAAATTAGGTAGCCAACTCGACGCAGACAAGCGACCAATTTTTCCGTACACAGGCGTCGCAGGTTTGATGGGTATTAACGGAATTGGTTCTGCAAACGTTACCCAGATGAACACTTTCAACCCGTTGGGCCTCAACCTTGTTGTTGACCGTGCATTTGCAGATAACACCATGGTTGTAGCTCGTGGCTCGGCCATTGAGTACTATGAGCAAATTCGTGGAATTATGACGAGGGACGAACCGGGTACCCTCGGCAAGGTCTTCAGTTACCATGGCTATGCAAGTACGTTCATCGCTGACGGTGACCAGGTTAAGTCAATCGCTATTGCCTGACCACCAACTCGAAAGGTGGTTAGCCGCCCATGGCTGTTTACCAAGTTACGTTTCATCAGCGTTTAGATAACTACGCTGTTGTACAAACGTTGACAGAACCCGAACTAGATTTGGGCTTACCGTTTACGCTGGCAAGCTTAGGCCACGGGCTAAACGGTACGCACAATGTTTACGCTTTGCCTGCCTACCTGTTTACGGGTGTTACCAGTAACGGCGATCTAACATTTGATTTCAATTACCCGATACCTAACCAAGTGTTGTTTTATGACGCTGGCGACGACCTAGACCGCACAGCTGCAATCCCACAAGGCACCCTGACCTACACAGAAACATGCACGTGGATTACGGGCACACAGATTGGCACATGGCTCGGAATTGCTTTAGCTGGTGATGACGAAACGGCTTTCTTAACTCAATGTGCAAATAGCGCCAACAACTTCATTTTTCGTAGGCGTCAAGAGTCTGGCTACACCGACCAATTGACCGTTGTCCCTAGCGCAGATGTACAGCTGGCCACCATTATGATGGGCGGCTCGATTTACAGGCAACGTGGCGCCATTGACCAATTCGCAAGTTTTAGCGATATGGGTAACGCCACCGTGTCTGGGCTGTCGCCGTTAATCAAACAACTGGCTGGTATCCCACGGCCTGCGGTTGCGTAATGACTGTTTACACCGACCTGTTTAATGAGGCCATAGATGACCTGGCGGCAACCTTGGCAACCATTACTGGCATGCGTGTGGTGTTTGACCCTGAAAAGATCAACCCACCGTGCGTGTTTATTGACGCACCCAGTTTTGACGCCTTTAACTACAACATCGTCACCATGAATTTTTCGGTAAAAGTAGTGACACTAGGGCCAGGCAATTTGGACGGTTTACGCAACGTTTTAAGCATGTGTGCGAAGGTTCTAGCAAAGAATGTCGCCGTGAAATCTGGGCGCCCTGGCTACATACCCGTGGGTGGCCAAACTTTTGCAGCTTATGACTTATCCATTGACATGCAAGCCCAAACAGATTAAGGAAACTCAACTATGAAATACACAATTGTTAGCGACAAGATCGGCACTGTAGGCGAAGAATTTGTGCCTGGTGCCGGCACGAACGTTGAAGCGTTACTAGCGCACGGGTTCATTGAATCTGACGAAGTGCCTAGCGACAGCCCAGCCCAAAAATCTGCTAAAACTAAAGCACCAGCAACAAAGGATTAAACCAAAATGTCGACGAGCACTTATCTCAGCAATCCTGGCGTAATGATTAACTCGGTCAATTTGACCAATCAGTGCACCAGCGCCACCGTTACCAATCGTGTTGATGCCTTAGAATCAACAGCCTTTGGTGGAACTTCCCGTGTCTATGTGTCTGGTCTTTACAATCAGGAAATTACGCTAGAGCTGTACATGTCCTATGCGGCCACCGAAACGTACGCAACTCTTGCAGCTCTTGTTGGCACCACCACGACTGTCAAGGTTGCGACTACTGACGCCGCTTTGACCACAGCTAGTGCCACATCACCCCGTTTTGAATTGGTGGGCGCTTTCCTAGCCGAATTACCAGTGATCGACGCAACCATGGGCGAACTCAGCACCATTTCAATTACTTTCCAGGGTGGCGTTCTTTCCACCGTTGTTTCCTGATCTAGCAACCCCAACAGTAAAGGCCCGACAATGCAACTAACACTTAGAGTCGATCAGGGCGATGGCCCTGTAGAAGTAAGCACCAACCTTTTCACCATTGTTTCTTGGGAACGCAAATTTAAGCGTAAGGCTTCAGACATGTCTAACGGCATTGGCATTGAAGACCTGGCGTATCTAGCCCATCAGGCATGCCAACAACACGGCGTTGTCGTGCCGGTGGTTATGGATGACTTCATCAAGAAGCTGGTGGTGCTCGAAGTAGTCAGTAGTGAACCTGACCGCCCTACCTTGCCAGTACCTACCGATTCGCTTTAGCACAACTGCTTGCAGCGACAGGGTACTGGCCACCTGAAGTAGAGTTTGATGTTAACGATTTGACAACAGTCATCAAGGTCATCAACGAAAGCAGAAAATAGCCATGGCAACCGATTTGACTATCCAAGTTACTGGGGTCAAAGAAGCTGTTAAATACTTGAACAAAGTAGAACCTGGCTTCAGAAAAGCGTACGTGGCAAACATGCGTGAAATTTCTAAGCCAATGACCGACGCCATGAAATCAAACTACGACGACAGCCGTTTCCCTAGTGGCACGAAACGCAACTGGGCACCAGGTGGGCGTCAAGTGTTCCCATTGTCTGCTTCAAAGGCTGTGCGTGGTGTTGGTGTTCGAGTCAACAACAAGAAAAAAGGCGCCGCATTTTCCGTTATGCAAAAAAACCCAGCGGCCGCAATCTTTGACATTGCAGGCCGTGCCAATGTCAACCCATTAGCGACAGCGTTTAGCAACAAATTTGGGCGTTCTGCCAGCCGTGTTATCTGGCCTGTATTCGAAGCAAAAATTGCTGATTTGACAACCGAAGTTCAAAAGGTAGTTGAAGGCGTCATGGCTGAAGCAAACAAGAATTTGAAGGTGTTCTAATGGCTATTTCAATCCCCGTAATTTCAGACTTCAACAGTAAGGGCATTGACAGCGCCATCAGGGAATTTAAAAAGTTAGAAACAGCAGGCGAAAAAGCCCAGTTTGCTATCAAGAAAGCCGCCGTGCCAGCCGCCGCCGCTATCGCTGGCCTAGGCATTGTTGCTGTAGACGCCGTTAAAGCGTTCATGGAAGATGACAAGGCCGCCCAACTACTTGCCACCAGCCTGAGAAACACCACAGGGGCAACTGACGCACAAATTAAGTCAGTCGAAGCGTTTATAACTAAGACGTCTATTGCAGCTGCTGTTGCCGATGACGAGTTACGGCCAGCGTTTGACAAGCTTGTACGAGGTACTGGTGACGTCACCAAAGCCCAAGACTTAATGAACCTCGCCTTAGATATTTCAGCGGGCACTTCTAAGGATTTGGGGGCAGTTTCTGACGCATTGAGTAAGGCGTTTAATGGGCAGTTAGGGCCACTGAAGAAGTTAGACCCAGCCCTTGCAAGCCTGATTGAAAACGGCGCTACAACCGATGAAGTTTTCGCCGCATTGGGCGACACATTCAAGGGTGCCGCCTCAACTTCAGCCAACACCGCTTCAGGCAAAATGAAATCGTTCACGATTCAAATGGGCGAATTTAAAGAGTCAATTGGCGCCGCCGTGTTTCCCATAGTTGACAAACTGTTGCCAGCGTTTAAATCTGTTGCCGATTTCGTAACCAACAACACCACGCTAGTAGTAACTCTGGGCGCTGTTATCGGCGGTTTGGCTGTTGCCATTATTGCTGTCAATGCCGCAACCACAGCATGGGCCGCAACAACCAAAGCATTTGCCGCAATCCAAGCTGCGTTCAATGCGATCATGGCGCTTAACCCAATCTTTTTGATTGGCGCCGCCATCGTTGCTGTTATTGCAATCCTTGTTTTATTGCAAAAAGAATTCGGCATTTTTGATGGTGTCATCAGAGTTGTTGGCGCCGCTTTCGGTGCCGTTTGGGGCGCTATTAAAGGCGTGTTTGATTGGGTTAAAAACAACTGGCCGTTAATTCTTGCAGTCATTACAGGCCCGTTTGGTTTAGCCATTGCGTTTGTCGTCAAGTTTAAAGATGACATTATGGGCGTGTTTAGCCTGATCTATTCCGGCATAAAAGCCACCATGGGGTTTGTTGCTGACGTCATTTCTGCACCGTTCAAAGCGGCGTTTAGAGCTGTTGCAGGATTGTGGAATAGCACCATAGGCAAACTGTCTTTTACTATTCCATCATGGGTGCCTGGTTTGGGTGGCAAAGGTTTCGACGTGCCAGATATCCCCATGCTTGCCGAAGGCGGCATCGTGACAAGCGCACAACTTGCCATGATCGGGGAAAAAGGCCCCGAAGCCGTTATCCCATTATCAAAAATGGGCAGTATGGGCTTTGGTGGTGGTAGCAATATCACAGTCAATGTCAACGGTGGCGACCCCAACAGCATTGTTAGAGCACTACAACAATATGTACGCCAGTCAGGCCCAGTGCCAGTTAACACCAGGGCTATGTAATGGCTGTCACCAATTGGAAGTTTTATTACAACCCTGCAGGGTTTTCTAAAGGTACAGAATTTACTTCCCAAATTCTTAGTGCTTCAATGTCGTACGGTCGTACAAAATATTTAGATGATTACGGCGCCGGCACTTTAACAATTACGATAAACAACTCTTCAAATTTTATTACAAATTTTAGTTTCAATACTTTAATTTTGTTAGACACTGACAGAACAGACGCCACCTACGGCAGTGACCCAGGAAATGTTTACGCAGTTCAAGAAATAACGTTTTCTGATTATCCGGGCAATGTTGGTTTATCAACTGCGACTCTTGTTTGTGTTGATGGACTTGGTCGAGCTGGTCGTGTTCAAGCAAACGCCTTGTCGTTGACACAACAAACCACAGGATTGCAGGCGACTCAATTTACTTCGCTTTCAGGTGGCCCGTTGCCATCAAATGTAAAAATAAGAAATTTGCAAACGCAATCAACGGCTTCAGCACAAACTTACACAGGCACAGTTTTAAACCAGTTGAACATTCTCAACGCAACTGAACGTGGCATCTTGAGAACAAACCGTGATAGCGCCGCAGCACGAATAGACTTTTACGGCAGAAAACAATTTGAGGCCACAACTCCTGTTTCGTTTGGTCGTACTTCTTCGTCAAGCGTTATTGGTTATCAACAATTTGCCCGAATCCAAAATGGGTTATCTTTTATAAACACCGCAACTATTTCGCCTAATGGGTTAGCAAGTCAAACAAGTACTAACGCCAGCTCTGTTTCAACCTATGGCGCAACTTTTTATTCGTCGTCAACTGTTGACTTCAACACGACACAGGCGCAAGGTAACGCTGAATGGATTGTTAACACTTTTTCTGATCCGACAGATTTACGCTTTGAAATAAGGTTTTCTGATCGAGCACAAAATGACACGGCTTACACATTGTTTATGATTTTGCGTGACGACATTTTGTTCAATTTGGCATACCGTGTACCGGGTGCTGGGTCTGACACGACTGAATTAGTGGCTTTGGAAGGTTACAGTGTGAACATGACTCCCGAGCAAACCGAATGGGTTTTATATTTGTCGCCAGCGACTTATTACCAGTTTTTTATTCTTGACAACACTTTTTTAGGTATTTTGGATACCAGTCGACTCGGCTGGTAAAGGAGAAAACATGGCTATTAACCCAAACACAGACTTCTCGTCGGGCGCAGTCCTGACAGCGGCACAGCAAAACCGTTTTCCTCGTGGGGTTATGGGTGCTGTGTATCGCACCGCAGGCAATGTGACAGTGACAACAACTGCGGCCGATATAACTGGCATGACCACTACTTTTACCGCTGTGGCTAATCGAACATACAAAGCGACATGGACTGTTACAGGTTTGAAAGACACTTCTAACGGTTGGGCCGCCGCATATTTAGCCAACAGTTCAAACACAATTTTTGGTGCTGTTTATCAAACTTGTTTTATTGTGGCTGGCGGTGGATATTTTAACTTGTCAGGTATTACCTATTTCAGCAACTTGACTGCTGGGTCACAAACCCTAAAACTTCGTTGTCAAGTAGAAAACACTGGTGCAACAATTCTTGCGTCTGGTACTAATCCGTGTGTGTTAATGATTGAGGACTGTGGCCCGTCATGAAAATTAGCCTTAAAAACATTGCAGAACTTGAATACGAATATGTCATGCGTGCAATTCGAAACGATCTGCTCAAAGAATCCGACTGGACACAATTACCAGACGCAACCGTAGACCGTGAAGCATGGGCGAGATACCGCCAAGCCCTAAGAGACTTCCCAGCCACATGGACACCAAGCCCAACCGCCGACTTCCCAGATACACCATGAAAACGCTTATTGCTGTCGCTGTGCTTGCCATAGCACTAATGGTTGTGGTGACAAGCTGCAACGACAGAACTCGTGACAACTGCGAAACCAAACCCACAGCCACAAGGTGCATACCATGAAAAAACGATTAACCAACAGCGAGATTAAAGCCCGTTTGGTTTTTATGGTTGGCATTACTTTGTCAATGGTGTTTGGCATTTCAATGGTGGCAATTTTGTACTCACTTGTGTTTGTCGTACAGCCTCAGGAACCATCGCCCAATGACACCGAAATGCTTCAAATCGTTTCGGGGTCATTTGCCGTATTGCTGGGTGGGTTGCTTGGTTTGCTTTCGGCCAATGGTTTGCGTGACTCTAAAGACAAGGATAAAGACGATGACCATTAGACCGTATACCGGCAACAAAGACGCTGTACACGCCCAAAAGCGTGAAGGCACCAAAGTGTTTGTTGACTACTGCTGTTACCTATTCGGCGTCACCAACATTGGCATTTTTAATGATCGAAACATGGTTGGCACAACCCCACCAAAGAAATCGGTACACGCCACCTGGCGAGCTGTAGACCTAAAAGGCACCCCTGAACAACGGTTCAAACTAATTGACTTCCTGTACACGCACCGTGACATTCTGGGCATAGAAGAAATCCACGACTATGCAGGCACCTACAAAAACAACCCCAAAGGCTGGGGCGCTGGCTACCGCTGTGATCGTGACGCCTGGCGTGTCTACGACAAAAACACCATTGGTTCAAAAGGCGCCCAATGGGTGCACGTCGAAGTCGCCCCACTGCTGGCCGACCACCCTGATGTAGTTCACCACGCTTTCAAAACTATTATGGGTTCTTGACATACCACTACCGATTCGGTAGACATACCCCGACCTGACCCCGACTGAAGGACAACAAAATGAATGTAAAGCGTTTCCTAGGGCTAGCCCTATTCACCTATCTAATGTGTGCGGCGTTTGCGGTAGTCAACCAAAAAGACACCCCACCAGACACAACCCCAGTAGTGCCAGCCACAATTACCCTGGGCGAGTTAACTCCACAGCAGCTGCACGACAGGGCCGTAGAGTTGACAACCACAACCAGCACAACTACTTCGACACAACCCACAACCCGTGTGGCTTATGTTGACCCAGCCACGAAATGCCAGGAATGGTTGCCGGTAGCCGTATCTGTGGGCTGGCCGAATAACACCGAAACGCTAGAGAAACTGGGGCGCCTTATTTGGAAGGAAACACGGTGTTTGAACATTGGTTACCAACACCCGAAGTTCAATGGAAGTGACCACGGTTTAGTACAGGCGAACAACATTCATAGGCGCTGGGCAGAAGAACTTTTCAACATGCCGTTTGAAGAGTCAATGTCAGACCCGACCCTAAACCTGCGATTTGGTTTCCTGCTCTACGACACCATCGCTGAAACAGGCGCCTGTGGTTGGCAACCATGGAGAATGTGCTAACACATGTTCAATGTTGACCGACCCGACTGGCAACAAGACGCAGCTTGCAAAGGCATTGACACCAGCCTGTTCTTCCCCAGCAACGCCAAAGAATCTGCAGAATCACGTGCGATCATCAAACCGATATGTGAAGCCTGCCCAGTATTTGACAAATGTTTCGCCTACGCCGTGTCATTCCCCGAAAAGGCTTTACAAGGCATTTGGGCTAACACTTCCGAAGGCGACAGGCGCCGTATGCGCTACTCTGCAACACCAGTTGGTTATCGTAGAAATATCCCGACTAAATGAAAGGCCCGACATGACAGAACAGTTAGCCGAAATGACTGCGGCAATAGCCAAAGCAGAAATTGCTATGAAAGCCGCCGCCTGGCAGTTAGAAAAGCAAACCGAAGATATCGCAATGCTTAGAAAAGCCCTTTTTGAATTGGCTTATGTTGCCGAAGAGCACGGTATCTATTTGTCGAATCTGACTAAGCAGACACAAGACGCCATTGTGGCTATGCGCCTGGGTGGCTTTAAATGATCTGTGAACTATGCAAAAGAGAACTGACACCCTTTGACATTCGCATGCAGGACTTGTTGCAAGGCATTTGCTTGAACTGTGGCAAAGCAGGCGACTGGCTACACATGACACCCGAAGAGTCAAGGCGCTGTGCAGAACTACACGCCTGGGCAAACATGACTGTTTCTGAACGCACGGCCTACGACAGGAACAGGGGCAACTGATGACTGAACCACACCCACTGCTTATTGCACTTATTGACCACTACAAACCTGACCCCCAAACGGTCTCGCAAATAGAAAAAAACGGTGCACGTCTTGACTATGTAGGCCACGCCGAAATCACAAAAATACTGATTGAAATAGACCCCGAATGGTCATGGCAACCAGTTGCCTGGGAAAACGGCAGACCAGCAACACACACGCAATTAGGCAAAATGACTAAACGTGACGGCACAGTTCTAGAGTTTCCCACCGTTTCAATGTGGGGCTATTTAACCCTTTTAGGTGTTACCCGTATTGCCGTTGGTTCAGTTGAGGCACACAAAGCCGATTTAGACAAAGAGCTGGTGTCAGACTTTCTACGAAATGCCGCCATGCGCTTTGGTATTGCTTTGGCATTATGGACAAAAGGCGAAACCAAAGTGCAACAAGTAGTTAACGCCCACCGGCAAGAAACCAGCGCCCCAGCAACCCTTGTGAGACAGCCCGAAAAGCCCCGTACACAGGCGCTAGGCGCAAATGCGAGCAATGCACCATCTGAAGCCCAATTGAAGTACCTACGGGGTTTAAATTATGAAGGCCCAGTTCCCGAAACTAGAGCTGACGCCACAGCTCTAATTAAAAGGCTGGCGCCCTAATGGCTGTAGTAGTGACGTTGACCGACAGTCAAATGGCTGTAGCCGTAAAAGAAGCTGAACGCCGCATGGAATCAGGCCGCAATCAGACGTCACGCACATTTACAGGAATCACGCTAACCGAAGAACTAAAACAACAAATAGACGTTTTAGGCGCCGTCAGTGAACTGGCTGTATCACTTTATTTAAAACTGCCCTGGACGGGCAAAGGCAAAATTGGTGCTAGCGATGTTGATCGTTACGAAGTACGAAGCAGTCAACGACGAGAAGGCAAAGACTATTACCTGTACATTCGTGAATACGACAAAGACGCTGTGTATATCTACTGCGTAGTCGACGGGCCACAAGTAGTAATTGCAGGCTGGGCCACAGCTGCAGACGTCAGAACTAAAGGTCGTTTGCTGTATGAAGACAACCAGTGCTACGGCTTGCCTCGAAAAGACCTTTACCCAATGGAAACCCTGCGATGAAAGAATCATATTTTCAGTCGCAAGTAATCATGTTGGCTAAGTTGCACGGCTGGCTAGTTATGCACACCCGTGCTGTGGAAATCCGCCCAGGCGTGTGGAAAACCCCATTACAGGGTCATGCCGGATACCCAGACCTGACACTGGCCCATTCGACTAGGGGCATTATCTTTGCCGAGCTCAAGTCAGACATAGGCAGGGTTTCAACCATGCAAAAAGCGTGGCACGAAACCCTGTCAGCTGCAGGTGCTGAAGTGCACGTGTGGCGCCCAAAAGACATTCAAGACATTTCAAACCGACTAGCTAGGAGACCCGACCATGACTGAATTTATGCAACCAATTAACCCAATTCGTATTTGGACTAAAGGTAGCAACCACCGTTTTGCCCACAATGTGTTTGCTATAGCTATATCAAATGGTGAACATGTCGAATACTTGACTGTGAACGGCAATTTCATGCCAGTAACGGCAATCACCCATGCCGAAGTCTTGCTGAATGGTCAATGGACAGCCATTCACACTGTAGAGATACGCCACCCAGCAACCTGATACAGTCCCAACACAATTTCATTAGCGACAGGGCGCACACTGGCACCCATTAGACCGTTCAGGCTCTGAATCTGAATTGGTGACACACGGCAAGCGTGGGTAGACGCCTATACACCGAGATAGGCGATCAGCGTTCAAACGTACATTGCGATGGGTTTTCCACCGAATTCAACTAGACAGGCTTCCCAGGCGAGACATGCGCCAAAATAGTGGGGGACACAAACCACCCAACCCTGTCATGTAGTACGAGGACAACCGCACAGGCGCCCTTCCTGTGTGGGCGTCAGTATCTCTTGACCTTGCCCTTGACCTAACATCAGTACAAAGGAGACCCGACCAATGCCCAGAGAACACACAACCAATGACCTGACCTATCGACGCAACAGGCAAGCCCTGCTAGCAGGCAACCCACCATGCCACTGGTGCGGACAACACGCAACCAAAGACAACCCATTAACAGCAGACCACCTAATAGAACATGACCGTGGTGGCACAGATGACCTAGACAACCTTGTCCCTGCATGCCGTAAATGCAACAGCAAACGTGGCGCCATATACAAAGGCAAAAGAGACGCCCAACGCATACAAAAACGCAACGAAGCCGTAAACCATTTTTTTGACACGCCGGCATTGCC